AGGTAGAGTCGGTCCCAGTGTTGAGCAATCTGAGCAACGAGCTCGGCCTTAAAGGATCTCTCGAATTCCAAGGATTGTGTTGATGAGACTCCCTTTGGCATCGGACTAACGTCCTCAAGCCATCGGAAAATGTCATCTATTGAGGTTCCCTCCTTGACAAGAGGGTTCCCCAAGACAAATCGCACAAACCGTGTGAATAAGGGAGGTATTGCACCCGAGAGCTCCGCTCTCAGGTGGTTCCACATTGGGTAGGTCACCCCGTACCGCAGCAGAGCTGCAGATTCCGAAGTTCCCTTTGTCCCATATCTATGACAGAGTCGTTTGGCGAGCTCCAACCGGGCCGACCAGGTTCGTGCTGAAAGCACCTCCTTGTACGACACGGGAGATATATTGTTCATTCCCCAGAGCGTTTGGGAAGCGAAGTTGAGTAACCCATTTTTAGAAACAAGCGACTTATGGATTCCCACGGGTATGCCAAACGAAGCACACACACGCAGGTAGGCGTCTGCCAACTCTTTCCCCGCTATGACAATGTCATCTCCAAGGACCCTATATGCCACTGCCAGCCCTAGTCCGGCACTAAAAGAAGCGTATTGTACGATGGCATGATGAACAATCGCGAGTCCAGCCCACGAGGATAGGGCACCCATTGGTTGTCCCCTCGAATAACGCACAAACGGCTCAAAATCCGATGCGGGGTTCTCCTCGTTAGCATCTAAATGATCCCGAGGTTTCAGGAAGTCTCTATCTGTTAGCAGTCGCATCCATGCTTCTGCTATAGGCCGTCCAATTAAGGCCGCAAGGGTTTCAGTATAAAGCTGAAAAGGTATCATGTCCGTCGCAGCCGTCAGATCATAGGAGTATATCTCCTTGTGACCCTCCTTCGCAAAAGAATCGACCGCCCCCTGCTGATCGAAAGTACCATCTTGAGGTATAAGCCTCAGAATTTTAAAGAGGTACTCATGAACCCCCTTGCACAAGATTTGAGTGAAATAGTCACAGATTGCAACTATTCTGACCTTTCCTGCTGCTTCCTCAATGGCATGGAGCCGCCCGAGAATCGGGTCCCGAGGCCACCAACTCCACTTAATTTGCGACAGTCTGGCCTTATCCGCTGTGTCCCGGTCCCGCATGAAGTACTTGACCACCCGAAGGTAAGCTTCGTCATCCATGCGTTTGAGTATGGCTGGCGCTTCGACAAGTCTCCCAAGCTCTGGATTGAAGAAGCCCTTCCTCTTATATTCGAGGAAGGCATCGTCCGGTACAAGGGTGCAGTCGAAGACTAGGTCCTCGCTCTGCAGCTTACATTGCCCCTTACGATTAACCAGGTACACCCCTTCCTTGACAGCAGGCTTGATAGTGCCCCAGCCATTGTAATACATACAAGTGACTGGCCAGATAGACTCACGGGCTTCCCCCTGAAACCAAAACGATTTAAGGATGTCTATGACCCTTTTATC